GCCGGAGTTACTCGAAGACCCCCGCAAACAAATGCGGTCCTCAAAAGAGGTTCTCGAGTAAGGGAGGAACACTCCCATTCATCATTGGTAAGAAGCAGAATGACCCGCTGCCCACCTCTAACCAATCACCCATCCCATTGTATTCCGTCCGTACAATGCCACTATTTTCATAGTAGTCACTTCGTTGAAAAGCGATTTAGATAAATTGATTAGTGATGAATCTTGCTTGATGCGATTCACTCGTCACAATGCCGCAGCAGCCTGGGCTGCCGACACTGGTACGATCTCGGCTTGAGAAGAGGTGACAGTTCCGGACGCGTTAAACGTCGGACCGTAACCCGCTTGAGTCACTGTGAAATACAAACGCTGAATCGCGCTCGCAGTACCCACCAACGCTTCTTCATGAGCATTAATCGTGCAATTGGTTCCCGCAGTGGGAGCTGAAAATGCAGGAGAAGTGCCCCGAATGATGACGGACGTGTAGTATGACCCTGGGACATTCATGATAAACTGATTGTTCCCTGGATTAATCCAATACGTTCCGAGCACAGTCGGCGCAGGCCCGAAGAAGGGGTTCGCAGTGGTAGTTCCACCAGTGATCTGCTGGATGGGGTTGTCACCCGCCGCTGGGAGTTGAGGGACGAATAATTCAACATCATATTCGACCCAGAGCTTTCCCCAAGCAACATTGGTGCCATCAACCGTGCCAACAAACATCGTTCCCGCATCGTAGGTCTTCACATCCAAATTGGGTGAGAGAGGACCGACACGGATGAACTTCCGCTTTGCTGGCTCCATCATCGAAGCCTTGTCAAGGTTGCAACAGAATTCAGGAACCCATGGAACTTCTTCCACGACGTCCCTGTAAGCTGTTGCGATCTGCTCAGTTGAAGGAGCTGGATCCGCAGCATCATAATCAGGAATCAACATCACTGATCCAGGAGTAGAAGTGCCAGTCCGACTCAAGTATGAAAACTTGAGACGATTGAACTTGTACTGCTCCCATCCGACCGCCTGGGTTGAAAGCCAGGGAAAAGTCGTCGCCATTCCCGGATTAAGGGGAAGGGTGAGAGGAGTAGCAAAACTACTGGATCCAGTGACGTTTCCAACGAACTCGCGATGAACAATGCGAGTCGAACGATAACCGCCCTTGATGTTTGGCTCAGAGACGCGCGCACCTACAGCATAGGCTGCGGCGGCGGATTGAGCACCAGTCGACAATCCACGACCGATCTTCTCTTTCTTGGCCTTCCGAGAGCCAGGACGAGGTTTGCTATTAGAGGAAGGCATAGCTGCCCCTTTCTTAGTTTTCCCTGATTCAACCGCAGAAAGGAGACGATCGAATTGTTTGTTTGTCAGTTTGGATGCCATCGTGGACCCCTCCCATCCATTGGAGGGACTATTCATCATCCAAAACCCCGCGCACCGTCGCGAGGCTCACCCGTGTAGTCTCTTGGCATTCCGCAAACCGTTTCTCATGGACGATCACGATCTGCTTAGCGCGGACATTCTTCGGCCACCTCTGAGAGGCGACAACCGCTTTGGGTAATTTAATTTGGACAACCCACTTATGTTCGAATTTATTGCTCCCATGGTGTGGGACGCATCAAACGTGCGTGTTCTTCGGTTGGGGACGACCCCGATTGATACTGCCTTCGCAAAACTTTTGTCGCCCACCCGCGATGGGTAGCTAGAAAGCAAGCCTGACAATAATCACCGTTGTCGCAACACGAACGATCACACCAAAATCCCCACATCCAGGTTTGAAAACCCGAATCGGAATCGATCTCCGCTTGATCATTTTCGCCAGTCGTGTCTATCTCCTTCATTCTCAGTAATTGCCCGTCGGCGTTTGTGAGCGTGTAAAATCAAGTAACAGCTGTGTAGTTTAATGTCTTCGGACAACGAACATTGGCACACCACTTCACATGTCCCAATTGAACTGGCCGCGCCAGTCCTCAGGATCCTCCAACGCCTGTGGAAACTCTCTTACCTTTTGAGGGAATATTTCCAATTGATCAGACAATTTGTATGTGTCATACGCATAGCCCGGATGCGAATACCGGAACTCATTTCGACCCGCCTTGTGTGGAAGTTGGGGAAACAACAATTGACAGTTCAACTGCCAAATATTGCTTTCGTTCATCGGAATCACTGATCGAAGTTTGTCAAGCTTCAACCGCCTTACCGCCTTCTCAGCCGGGGACATAAACTGTGTCACCGAAGCAAGAAAAGATTGAAAGTTCTTCGCATTCGAGGTTAGCGCCACAACGCCATCCTCCACCACCATTCCGCCACCAAGATAACGATCGACATACTGCTCAACATTTGCAGTAGAGGCCATCTTCACCTTGGGTAGTCTCCTTAAAATGGTTTTCAACAAGCCCTTCTCAGGAAGGCCCTCCATGAACAAGTACGAATTCAATTGTCCTTGAGCAAAGAGAGCAGCAACTTGTCTCTGAACCACTGTTGTGCGCACCTTCTTCAGTGCAAACTTCCGATCAACACCAAAACCTCCAAGTTCACAAGGAACGAAGAAATTTGGTTGGAAGCCGTACAACGGGAGATCGCCTCGATTCGCCACCATATCTGGCAGAAACTCCTCAGATCCTGGGCAGTGTTCGAACATTCGCGTGAATGACCGACCCACCTCCATTGGGGAAGGAGCGCTCTCACCTTGTTTCCCGTCTTTGAGACAGAAATTTGAGATGAGCTTTTGATTCAGGTAGCCGATTCTTCGACTGCCTGAAGCGCCCTTCATGAACATAACATTGTTCACCATTGCAAAAGTCGCACTCGCGTACGACTTGCCAAGTGAAAGTTTCAATCCAACTTCTCCAGCGCACTGTTCCCAAATTGGGCACATCTGCGGAGGACAAGGGAAAAGAATGTCATCCCCATTGATCTTCGTCATTTTCAAGACGATTTTCACTTCCCTCTTCTTCAACACTCCAACATGGACGGCTCGCTTAAGAGCGGCCTTCAACCCCGCAAGGTTGATAATGCAAAGAAGAGGAAAGGAAAGCGGATGACCCATCAATTGACCGTTCGTCTGATCGATGGATCTGTTGAGAGGACCAGCGTCCTCCTTCGTGTATTCAACTCGGACCCCTTCGAGGCCAGAATCGAAACCCATGGGAAGTCTGTACTTCTCATGGATGGAGTCGAAGGCACAAAGAGTGGATCGGATATTCAATTGATCGGTGGCCGCTTTGTAGTCACCTGAATTCCAAACCCAACCCTCTGGAGCAATCCACCCCTCCACCTCTTCTTCCCATCCCACTTTCATGGTTGAGAAGTGTGTGTTCGCCCAATTGCTAAGCAACGACCCCTGAAGGGGCTGAAGCCAAGTATACTGGGTACCATCACCTTTTGTTATCAAACGGAATTTCCCTGGCTCAGGAAGTACTTGAGCCCGCACGACTTGCCTCTCCTCAGGGAGAAAAGGACGCGTCTGCATTTCCACTTCAAGTCTATTGAACAAATTGCGCTTCCAAAACAGCACAGCTTGATCAACCTCATGAATTGAAGGATTTGATGACAATTGATGCTCGATCCCTGTACGTGACAGAATCGAAAGGTCTTTTGCTTGAAACGGAGCCGCTTCCGGAGCAAATTGACACACCCACGCAAACGCACCTCCTTGCTTCCGTGAAGCTTGAAGGCACGAATTGTGTGAAGGGGAGAGAGTGTGCAAGGTAGTGTTACGTATCACTGAATTAACAGTTGAACGAATCTCTTGCAGCAGCTCATCCTGAACCAACGGTGCGATCATCGTCAAATACTTTTGATGATCAGCAACAGTCTCTATCCGCTTCTGCTGGCAAAGCTCAGGCCAGCCCCGCTTACTCAACATGTAGGAAGCGAAGAAACAGAGAGACCGCACGTTCCCATGTCGAGCTTTGGCAAGACACCGGAACAACCGACGGCGAAGAAATCCCGCGAAAATCCCACTGGAGGATATACTGGAGATTGATGAAGTGGCAACAATGGGGACATGACCTGTCTCAACATTGACGTCACCGACGGCTTTCTGGAACCACTCACACGCATCGAACTTAATAAGATCGAGGTGCTGGTCCCCAGAAAGATTGAGGGAAGCGAGGTGCGCGAGGCCGACAGCAAAGTCGTGCGCCACCATCTTGTTTTCCTTGAACTTTCCTTTTTGCATCAACATGCTGAAAGGAATCGCCAAGGATCGTATGACCATTCTGAATCGCTCTTGCTCGCAAAGCAAGATGTGTTCGAAGAAACCGCGGTCATACACCGATTTCTCCAAAAATACAACTCCGGGGTGTTTCGCAACCCCAATATTCATTGTACTCGTCCTTTCGTTAGACATCAAAACGTCGACCGAATTGGGCACCCTCACGAGTGCACGACTGATGGTGAAAATCAATCAGTAACAGAACGCTCTTTCTTTCGAGAAAGCGCC